GTAACAGTGCATTTTTTATTATCTTAAAAATGTGCTGTTTGGGCATCTTTTTATAGAAAATTTTTGTAAAAGATTTAATGTTTGGCGGAGAGGGTGACGGCTCTCCTGGTGTTTTTACCTGTTGCATATTGTCTTAATAACTAACTCATATCATTACATTTTCTATTGCTTATATTATTTTTTTTGTTTTTTTCTGTTGCAATTAGTTTTAATAAGTTATATATTTTATGGTAGAACGTATGGCGAATTATGAGTTCGATTCCCTGTTTTTAAAAAATTCCATTTTTACAATAAAAAAAAGGAGTTAAACAATATGCCCAAAAAAGCCAAAGTATTATCTGCCCTCGATATAAGATATATTACAAAAAAAGGTAAATTTGCGGTTGGAGATATAGCAGGTTTACTACTCTTTGTCAAGGAGTCAGGTGCGAAATCATGGGTGCTGAGGACTGTTATTGGGAATAAACGGCGCAGCATGGGACTTGGTGGATATCCAGAGGTATCTCTCGCTAAGGCACGTGAGAGGGCCAGGGATGCAAAAGAATTAATAGGGCAAGGTGTTGACCCCATAGAAAAGAGAAAATCGATTGTAGAGGCTCTGAGGGCCTCACAAAGTGATTTTTTTACATTCGCAGATGCAGCACGCCAATGCCATGCAAAAAAGGTAGCTGAGTTCAAAAGTGCCAAACATGCCAAGCAGTGGATATCGACTTTAGAAAAATATGCTTTTCCTGTTATCGGAAGGATGGCAATCGATAAAATTGACTTGTCAAATATTTTGGATATTCTCCAACCGATATGGAAAGATAAAACCGAGACAGCTACAAGACTTCGGCAACGGATAGAACAGGTTTTTAACTGGGCCATTATATCGGGATATCGGAGAGGGGATAATCCTGCACGATGGAAGGGGCATTTAGAAGCATTATTACCGCTACCCAATAAGATAAAAAAAGTCCGGCACATGCCAGCATTATCATGGAAAGATATCGGGGCCTTTATGGTGGAGCTTAGGCAACGTGAGGGAATAGGGGCCAGGGCATTAGAGTTCATCATATTGACGGCTTGCAGAAGTGGAGAGGTGCGGCTTGCTACCTGGAATGAAATAGACCTTGATGCTAAGATATGGACTATCCCGGCCGAGCACACCAAGACCCATAAAGAGCATAAGGTGCCGTTGGTGGGTGATGCCATAGAATTGCTTAGGGAGCTTCCCCGCTTTGAGGGAAGTAAATTTATCTTTACGGCCCCTAGAGGCGGGCCTTTATCTGATATGAGTATCAGTGCCGTATGCAAGCGTATGAAAGTTGATGCTGTGCCTCATGGCTTCCGGAGCACGTTTAGAGATTGGGCCGCAGAGAATACAAACTATCCGCGGGAGGTGGCAGAGCAGGCCCTAGGACATGCGATATCAAATGCAGTTGAAGCCGCATACAGGCGTGGCGATCTCTTTAGTAAACGGCGGCGGCTTATGGAGGCATGGGCGGCATATATCAATAAGGTTCAGGGCACCCAGGCTACAGTGATACCCATGCAAAAAAAAGCAATTCCTACCCCTTAAAATCTTTCTTTTTTCGTTCTGTTTATTATTTTTTGTCTATTTTGTCTATTTTGTCTTATCTGTCTTTGCCTCATTAAAGAACCCTTCTTATAATATCTCCTAATGAATTTATTCAGGAAATGAATTTTTTGTGCATTTTGCGCATTCTGCGCTTGTTCAGTTATTTATTTTCTTTATCATGAATTCAAATGAATTGTTTACAGCAAATTCAAACAAGGGGATTTTTACATGGAGAGTATTTTTATTTCCGACAAACAGGCCGCGGAGAGGTATTCCGTAAATAGAACGACGGTGTGGCGGTGGCTCAGCTTGGGTGTTTTTCCTCTGCCGGTGAAATTATCACCTGGCTGTACGAGGTGGCGCCTTGCAGACTTGGAGAAATGGGAAGTTGAGAAGGTTGCTAATAATTCTAACTAGAAGATGAACTATCATTTTAAAACAATTTCAGCGGGACGCCCTTTCGAGGGCCAGGGTGGGGCCTATCCCCTCACCCTGCCCGCTGCTTTTTCGAGCTTGGATAGGGGGCTCATAGATGGCCAGCGACTACATCGTAATTGAAAAAAGACTCCTGAAATCGGAGGCATTCCGAGGATTAAACGGGATAGCAAAAACAGTTTACTTTGATTTTTGTCTGAAGTGTCAATTAGCAAAAATTAAAACGCCTGCTGGCAGAAAGAAAGAATGGGTCATCACTAATAATGGAGAATTAATATTTTCTTATGCCGAGGCTTTAGCTAAAGGCATAACCAGACCGAGGTTTAAGCGTGCCCTCGCAGAGCTTGTAGAGCATGGTTTTATTGATGTAGAACATCCGGGAAGTGGAGGCGTTAAGGGTGATAAAAGCAAATATGCCATTAGCGAGAGGTGGCGCACATGGGGAACGGATACGTTTAAAAAGATTACTATGCCGAAAGACGATAGAAAAGGACGTGGATTTGCTTTGTATTGGCAGAAGAAAAGTTCAAACATCGGTAATAAAAACGTTACTCCATCCAGTAACGAAAACGTTACCTCATTACGTAAAAAGACTAATATGGTGTAACACTAATGTTACTTGAAAGAATAGTTAAAATGGTGGAAACCTTGACCAGCATTGAACAAAGTGCCTTTTATCTTATACTTGTTATGAAGTAACGCTGGCGTTACTATTATATAAATTACCAGTAGTATTAGGGCGGCCATCAAAAGGCCGCCTCACACACACATATTTAATACGGTTTAGTTCTCCATGATAACTTATGATAACTTTATGATAACTATTTGTTAACTATGATAACTATGTTAACTCTTTGTGCATGTTATGCGTTACATGCCATTACACATGCGTTACAGAGTATAACAAAGCGTTACAAAGCGTTACAAATTACAAGGTGTCTATGCCGGATAAGACGAAAAAATATTGTGCAGCATTTCCATGCAAGAACCTAGCATTACCGGGGAGTGCATACTGCAAGGTACATCAGCCTAAGACAGCACACAAAGTGGCAGATGCGTTTTACGTCTCCCCTGAGTGGAGAAGGTTTAGAAACTGGTACATCAGTAACCATCCTTTATGTGAGCAATGCCTTGCTGATGGATACACGGTGCGGGCAGTTATTGTGGATCATATACACGAATTGAAAGATGGTGGGGCACGGTTTGATGAGAATAATGCGCGGAGTTTATGTAGAGCATGCCATAACAAGAAAACCAAAGTGGAGGCTAAGAAAAGAGGAGGAAATGTTTATCATTACTAACGGAAATCATCAGCTACCGAGGGAAAACAACCGAGTTGGTAGCGCAACTGAGAGTTAATTTTCACGTATGGGCAAGCGAGGACCAGAATCAGCAGCTAAAAAAGCAGCCAAAACCGTTCAGAAATGGCGCGGGAAGCCTCCGTGGGAGAGGAAGGGGCTTTCTCGCGCTGAACGGGTAATTAAGTTTTGTGAATGCCTGCCTGTAACATCTGGCACCCTCGCGGGTACTACTTTGAAATTCAGGCCCTGGCAAAGAGATATAATAAAAAATATCTATAAAGTCAAGAACAAAAAGCGTGTTGTGAGAACTGCCCTCATAACGATACCTAGAAAAAATGGGAAAACAAGTCTTGCGGCCGCCCTTGCTCTATGTCATCTGCTAGGCCCGGAAGCCGAACCAAGGGGCCAGGTATTTAGTGCGGCATCAGACAGAGAACAAGCCAGCATCATTTTTCGAGAGATGGAAGCAATTATATTGCGTATACCGGAATTTGAGAAAAGGTGTCATATACAGTCTTTTCACAAACGAATAACAGACCTTGAGACCGGATCCGAATACAATGCGTTGTCTTCAGATGCTAGAAAAGCACATGGTCTCTCACCATCTTTTATGGTGTTTGATGAGCTTGCTCAGTCTAAGGATAGAGAACTTTTTGACAACTTAACCACTGGCACAGGTGCACGGAAAGAACCTCTTATGGTGGTGATATCAACACAGAGTCCAGAACCGAACCACATAATGTCAGAGTTGGTGGACTATGCCCTAAAAATTCAAGAAGGTACTCTCCCCCCGGATCCCACTTTTTATAGTGCTATGTATATTGCGCCTGAGGATGCGGATATATGGAATGAATCTACATGGTTCGCCTGCAACCCGGCACTGAACGATTTTCGTTCCTTAGAGGAAATGCGGAATTTTGCAGAGCAGGCAAAAAAAATACCAGCAAAAGAGGCTGTCTTTCGAGGGCTTTATCTAAACCAGCGGGTAGATGCTGCCGAGAGGTGGATAGCTACAACGGATTATGAACTATGCGAGGGGAATATCCCGGACTTAACGGGCAGGGAGTGCTATGCAGGCTTAGATTTGAGCAGTACACAAGACTTAAGCGCCCTGAGCCTCTGCTTTGCCCCAGAATCAGAGAATGAACCCTTTTACATATTATCCTATGCCTGGTGTCCAAAAAATGCAATACGGGAGCGTTCTAAGCGTGACAGAGTGCCTTATGAATTATGGGAAAAGCAAGGATATATCCAGGCTACTCCTGGGGCGGTAGTGGATTATGCTTTTATCCTGAAAAAAATAGATGAGCTTGCAAAAAAGTATGGGCTAAAAGGTCTTCTTTTTGACAGATGGGGAAGTCAAAAAATCATCTATGAAATTGAAAAAATAGATATTCCAGTTATTGAGTTTGGCCAGGGCTTTGCCAGCATGAGTCCCCCCACAAAAGAATTAGAAAAATTGATCCTTGAACAGCGTGTTATATTTCAAAAGAATCCGGTGCTTAGGTGGTGTTTTGGAAACGTTATTTGTGAGAGTGACAGTGCTGGAAATCTAAAACCAAGTAAAAAAAGAAGCCGTGAAAAAATAGACATGGTTACTGCATCTATCATGGCCCTAGATGGCGCAGTCAGAAACCAAAAGAAGGAGGTAACGCCGATGATTGCATTTTTATAGTTTTATGTAATTGACTCAGGCCGGTAAGGATTAGCTACCCAAACCGAAAGCAAAAAAAGGGCCGTGTGGGGCCACACCTCCACATGTGCCCTTTTTTGTTGCCTGAATAACCCAAAATGAAAGGAGTAAAAATGAATAATAAATTAGCACGAAATTTTCAAATTGAAATCGGAGAAATCCGGAGTGAGGATGACCGGACTATTGAGGCATCTCTCTCTAGTACATATCCGGTCAAGCGATATGACGGTGAAGAAGTGCTCAGTCATGAGCCTGATGCAATAGACTTGAGCCGGGCACCTCTTCCGCTGCTTACTGCGCATAATGACCGGATGCTTCCAGTCGGAGTTGCCGAAGGCCTGAAGGTAGTCAGCGATAAACTACGCGGTGTGTTGCGGTTCAGTAAAACGGCAAATGATATCTGGCAAGATATAAAAGATGGAATTTTACGAAATGTTTCCATCGGATACGTAGTGAAGCAAAGAGAAAAGAAAAAAGGCGGATATACCGTCACGAAATGGATGCCGTATGAGTGTTCACTTGTAGCGGCACCCGCAGATCCCACGGTGGGAATTGGTAGAAACTTTAATGAGAAAGGAAAAAAAATGGACAAAAACGATATGTTGAAAAGGAAAAAACAGGTGGTAGAGGAATTGGCAGAACTTGCCAAGAGTGGTGAGGATGAAGCCAAAATGGAAGAGTTAAAATCTGAAATTCGGTCTTTGGATTCAAGGATAGAAGCCTTTGATATGGTCGAAAAAAACAAGGGCAAGGATGAGAATTTTAAACCTGAGATCCATGAAAAAGAGGATCGGCAGTTAATCACCCCGGCTGGTGGCCCGGCTTATGACAGAACCTTTGCCGGTATGTTTAATAAAGGCCGGAAGTTGGAAGTCAATGAAGATGAGATAAAAAGGTTCAGGGCTACAATGCTGGAAGGAACTCCATCCGCAGGCGGTTTTTCCGTTCCCGAACCTCTTGCAGCCCAATGGCTTGATGATTCCCTTCCGAACGAAATAATTCGCCCAAGGTGCGTTGTATGGCCCATGACATCTGCTACAAGAAAAGTGCCCGGCTGGGATGGTGCGGATCAGTCCGCCGGCGAATATTATGGCGGCTTTGAAATGGAGTTTTTAGCTGAGGAAGCACCGGGAACTAAACAGACGGGCAAGCTGCGAGCCATAGAACTTGCAGCAAAAAAAGGAGCTATATTTGTTGATGCCTCTAACGAACTTGTTGAGGATGGTTTGGGATTTGATGCTCAACTAGAGATTGCTATGCGTAGAAGCCTTAGCCTTGGTATGGATTATTATCTCTTGCAGGGAATCGGTGGAGGCCAGCCGCTAGGCGTGGTGAACAGCCCCGGTGTAGTTACTGCATCGGCGGAAACTGGCCAAGATCCAAATACTTTGGTTTATGAAAATCTTTGTAAAATGTTTGCTCGCATGTATCCAGCAGGCAGGAGTAAAGCCGTATGGATCGGAAATGAAACCATAATTCCTCAACTTCTAACATGCAGCCTTGCAGTTGGAGCCGGTGGTTCTACCGTGAATCTGTTCCAGGACGGTAGCGGGCAGTTTAAAATTTTTGGCCGGGAAGTTTTGTTTACCCCGAATCTTCCAATATTAGGTGACTTAAATGACCTCATTTTTGTTGACCTTTCTCAATATGCAATGGGCCTCAGGCGGGATGTGAAACTTGAAAAATCAAATATCCCCGGGTGGACATACGACCTCATGAGTTACAGAGTTCTTGTCAGATTCGATGGTCAATCAAGCTGGTCGGGTGTAGTTAGTCCTAGAAACGGCGATGACCTTGGATGGTGCGTAAATTTGGAAGCAAGATAATTATATGGGGAGGGCTTCGGCCCTCCTTTTGAAAGGATATATCATGGGATTATTTAACATGTTCAAACGACGGAACTGGGCGAACCTCGATAAATTCCTGGACAGGCCAACAAGTTCCGGCATCAATGTCACTGAGACGGTGGCCCTTGGAATACCGGCAGTTTATGCGTGTATCCGAGTTCTTGCGGAATCAATAGCAAGTTTGCCTTTGATAACTTATGAAAGGCTTCCTGATGGCGATAAACAGCGAGCTACAGGCTTTTCTTTATACCCCTTACTCCATGACCAGCCTAATCCAATAATGACTAGCTTGGAGCTCAGAGAGCTTCTTATGGGCCATTTATGCCTAAGGGGAAATGCCTTTTGTCTCATAGAGCGTGTATCCGGTGAAGTGGTTGCACTATGGCCGCTGCACCCGGACAGAATAAAGGTTGAGGTTGAGAATCGGGAGTTGGTTTACACATATCAAAGTCCTGAAGGGCCTGAAAAGATATATGCAATGCAAGATATATTGCATATCCGTGGATTATCTTCTGATGGTATCATGGGGTATTCACCTTTGACGCTTCTTAGAGATACGTTTGGCCATTCCAAGGCTATATCGGATTACTCGGCTAACTACTTTAAGAACGATGCAAGCCCCGGGGGAGTTCTATCCACATCACATTCTTTGACTACACAAGGGGTGGCGAACCTCAGAGATTCTTGGAATCTTGGCTACCAAGGTTCAGGGAAGCATCACAAGGTGGCTATCCTGGACAATGATCTAAAATGGACATCCGTGGGCGTATCTCCCCAGGACAGCCAGTTGATAGAGAGTCAGAAATTCTCGGTTGTGGAAATTGCGAGAGCATATAGAGTGCCCTTGAACCTGGTTATGGATTACGAGAGATCCACGTATAGCAATGTCACAGAACAGAACAGATCATTCCTTACGCATACTTTGACACCATGGATGGAGCGGATAGAGCAAGCAATCCATAAGAGCTTACTTACTGAATCAGAGAAAGCGAGATATTTTGTCGAACACCTAACCCAGAACTTTTTGAAGGCTAATACAAAGGAAAGATTTGAAGCCTATCAGATCGCCCGGGATGCTGGTTTTATGAGCGTAAATGAAATCAGGCAACTAGAAAATATGAATTCGGTTGAGGGAGGGGATAGTTATGGAGGTAGCGAGCAATAAAAATCTGTGTAAGAATTGTGAATATAGAAACGTGTGCCAACAACCATGTAAAAAAGTAGAGAACATTCTTCGCGATAACAACCGCGTAATGGAAAAATTTTATGAAAACATGATTATTGTATATCCAAAAGGTCATGAGGTTCACTTCTCAGATATGAATGAAAACCAAATTAGTCAATTTTCGACGGAGGACAATATCCCCTGGTCAAGTGGTGATTTTAGATTGACCAAAACGAGGGTATTCGTCGAACGGTTCTTTAATAAGACACCATGTAAAGCATTGGCCGAGAGGTACGGAGTCAAAGAGAATACTATCGTATGTATGTATAAGCAGGCGCTTGAACAAATCCAGAGATTAATTCAAGTCCTGGATGCCAGAAAGGCGGGCATTAAAGCTATGAAACCCGACAGGTTCACAGATGATGAGAAATTCTTCCTGCTGCATTATATTTTTGGTTTTACCCAGATTGAAATAGCACGGATGTTTAATAGAGACAAAAGTGTAATTAATGAGAAGATAAAACGGCTTGGGGATAGATATGCAAAACTCTTTGCAGGTAAGCAGGTTGCAAGGGGGGCTAAGGTAATAGCCTCTTCTTAATTTCCTCAACTGAGAGGTCATCATAAACGGATTTTTTCCGCCAGAGTTTTGCTATCTTGCCCCAAATTGTGGTTAACATTTTTTTAAATATTGCCATGATTAAATCTCCATTGAATTATTTATATACTATACTATTTTTTTTGTTTTATTCAACAATTTTCTTATGGGGTATAATACTATATGCCTTTTTATTTTAAATCGATTGTGGGGCATTCTACGGCCTCACAAGTGGCTATTTTCTACTTGACATTTTAAATAACATATGCGAAAATGAATTGTCTCAAAATCGCAAACCTTTTAATCTTGCTCGGAAGTCAGGAGTAGTAATACCCTGAGGCGGTTTTGCGACCGTCGAGACCTTCCGGGCATTTTTTATGTAGAGGTTATTATGGCAAGACATGCTTGGAAATGGACACAGCACCAAATTGACAAGTTAAATAAAGTTATTGAGGTTTTACATGAGTTTGAGCAGTATAAACCCTTAACTTTAAGACAGGTATATTATCAATTAGTGGGCAAGGGTTATATTGAAAATAAGGTAAGTGAATATACAATGCTCTCGAATTTGCTGAAATGGGCCAGGCTTGACGGCTATATCTTGTGGAAAGATATAGAGGACAGGGTAAGGGCCTATCACGACCTTACCGGATGGTGGAATAAAGATGAATTTATTGAGTATCAATTAAAATATTTCCTATCCGGTTACAGGCGCGACCTTATGCAAACCCAGGAGAAATATATTGAAATATGGATTGAAAAAGATGCCTTGAGCTCTATTTTTACCAAAATTGCAAGGGCCTATACCATTCCTGTTGTAGTTTGCAGGGGTTTTTCATCTATTAGCTTCCTTAACGACTTCCGGGAGCGGCTATCATACCAGGAGGCAGAAAAAAGGCCCCTGATGTTGTATTTTGGCGACTTTGATCCTTCAGGCGTTGAAATGCTGACAGCAATGGAGACTACTCTTTCCAGTGAAATGCACATAACAAATATTGAATTTAAGCGGGTAGCATTGCTAAAAGATGATATTTTTACCTATAACCTTCCGCATAATCCCAATGCCTTAAAGGCTAGTGACAGCAGAGCAAAGAAACATGTATTAAAATATGGTGAGCTAGCTGTTGAACTGGATGCCTTGAGACCGGATATCTTAGAGGATAAGATAAAAAAAGCCATAGAAAAAGAACTTGATATACAAGCGTTTAATGATGAGGTACTACTCAGTAATAAAGAATTTGACATGTTAAGTCTATTGAAAAATAAGGTGGAAACCTTTATGAGTGAAAATAATAACCATAATTAACATTGAGTAAGCGTGACAAAAGGATAATTATAGATACATTTAGAGTATGGTATATCTTATGGCGTAACTGCTTTATAATGCCTTGTAAGTATTTGAATTTACGATGTCTAAAAATTTTTCTCCCAGCGTAATTTTTACTGAATCGCCGTGCCCATTGCTTTTTTTTATTGCTGGTGGTAGGAGGGCCTTGCGGAACCCCTGATGGATTGTTTCCTCAAGCGCGAGTGAAACACGCCATGGAGCTGGTCAAACTTTTAGGGTGCAGGATACAGGGGATTTTAACAGGCGGTTCTGATGCATGAGCGAGTGGAACCTGCCGAAAGAAGGGAATTTATAAAAGAAAAATGGCTTTGAATATACCCGTTTCAACATACTCGTTTCGTGAAGAGCTGGCCAACAGCATTACCCACGGCATTGGAATCATCTTCGCGATTGTGGCGCTCGTTGTCATGGATGTTTTTGCAGTCAAATTCGGAGATGCGTGGCATATTACCGGTTGCAGCGTGTTCGGGGCAACGCTCGTTATTCTCTACACTGCTTCCACTCTTTACCACAGCATTCCGTTTCAACGGACAAAGATGCTGTTGCGAATCATGGATCACTCGGCGATATTCTTATTAATAGCCGGAACCTATACGCCGTTTACGCTGGTCAGTCTGCGCGGCCCGTGGGGATGGTCTTTATTCGGCGCCGTCTGGGGCATTGCGTTGCTGGGGGTTGTTTTCCAGGTGTTGCTGCTTCGCCGCTGGCCTCTTTTTTCCGTTGCGATCTACGTTGTCATGGGACTCATTATCCTCGTTGCCGTAAAGCCGCTGGTTGCGGCATTGTCACCGGCCGGGGTGAGGCTCCTTGTCGCCGGCGGTCTGGCCTATCTTCTTGGCCTGATTTTTTACGGCTGGAATCGTCTGCCTTACAACCATGCCGTATGGCACTTGTTTGTTCTCGCCGGCAGCGCCTTTCATTTCTTCGCGGTCTTTTTTTACGTCATTCCGAAGGCTCCCTGATCGCTTGGCGGAATAAGTCCAGTAAAATCAAGCCGATCTGTCCTTCAACAGGGTTAAAAGACGGATGCCCTTTTTGATCTGTTTGAAGCTTGCC